AGGCCGGGTGCCGAGAGCTCTCCGTGCTCTATGACCATGAGCCCGAAGTCACTCACGAGCGCTCGGAGGCGGTCGGCATCGAGCGCCAACTTCGCATCGCCGGGCTCTGGGGCCTGATGGCCCGGGTGCAGTTCTACGTTACCGGCCTCCGGGAGATGATGGTCCGGGCGCACGTCGCCGAAGACGGGCGCCTCCGCTTCCGGCCGGTGTACCCGGATATGGTCTGGGCTGACGCCCCGGTCGATGCGCCGGAGCAGCCCCGGACGGTTCACGAGTACCGTCTGCGGCACCTGGAGGGGCACGGCCCGGAGCCCGTCTGGACCGTGGACGTGCTCTCCGTGGCCGACCCTGAGGCGCCCGTCTACCGGGTCCACCTTCTGACCGGCGGGGGCACCTTGGGGGCTGACATCTCGGAGGCCACCTTGGGCGGGGACTACTCCGGGGAGGCCTACCCGTACCGTCGGGCCGATGGGCGGCCGGTGCTGCCCTACGTGCTCTATCACGCGGTTCGACCTGGTGACCGGCTGTGGGACCCCTACGCCATCCAAGAGGTGGTAGACGGCTCCCTCGACATGGCGGTCTTCTCTGCCTTCGTGGCTCACAGCTTCCGGGACTCTTCGTGGCCCCAACGCTACGTCGTGAACCTCGAGGTAGACGCGGCAGAGGTTGTCGAGACGCAGAACGGGCGGCGGATGGAGGTGGTCACGGACCCCGCCTCCTTGCTCCGTTTCCGTTCCGCCCGGGACACGGAGGATGCCGGCCAACCGATGGTCGGGCAGTTCCAAGCCGGCGCCGATGTCGAGAAGATGCAGGGCGTCCTTGAGTCCATGACGGCGCGCTTGGCCGTGTCCATGGGCGTCCCGCCCTCGGACCTCCAACGCATGACGAGCACGGCGCGGAGCGGGGCGGCCATCGCGCTCACCAACGAGGGCAAGCGGACGGCGCAGCGTCGGGCCGCGGTGTCCATGCGGGACTCTGACGAGCGGCTCGTGGCCCTTTCTGCCATCCTCCTCAATCGGTTCCTCGGGTTCCCGGCGGGTCAGGGATACCCTGAGTCCGGCTATCAGGTTCGCTACAAGGAGCTTCCCCTGTCGCCTGACGAGCGCCGCGCCCGTCGTGAGGACGTGCTCGCCTTGCTTGAGGCCGGGCTGATGACGCAGGCCGAAGCGTACCAGGAGATGCACCCCGGCCTCTCCTTCGAGGTGGCGGCCCGACGGGTGGAGGCGCTCGAGGCGGCCGCCCCTGCCCCGGTGGCCCCGGCGGCCCCGGTGGCCCCGGTGGTTGAGGCCTATGACGAGTCGGATGAGGATGCGGCGGTGGAGCTGGACGGCGCCCGCATCGCTCTTGCGGCCGCCTTGGCGCTCACGCCTACCGCGGAGGTCGAGGCCTACCTCCGCACCGCCCTCGAGAGCTTGGACGAAGCGGTGGCCGTCCTGACGCGGGAGGATGACTGATGCCGCTGGTTCCCCCGGCGGACGTCGCGGCGGCCGCGGCCCGTGGCCTCGAGGTGCGCGCCACCAAGCCCCCCTCGGAGCGCGGCGGTACGGCGGTCGGCCTGGCCAGGGCGCGGGACCTGTCGGGGCGCCGGGTGGTCTCCTTCGACACCGTCCTCCGCATGGCCAGGTACTTCGCGCGCCACCTGATCGACCGGGAGGGCGCCACCTGGTCTGAGCAGGGCAAGGGCTGGCAGGCCTGGCAGCTTTGGGGCGGTGACCCCGGCGTCCGTTGGGCGCTGACGGTCATGCGGCGGGAGGCCCCGGCCTTGTACGAGGCCTTCGTCGAGACCCGGACGGGGCGCAAGCTCCGTGAGCAGTTTACTTCCTCTGGAGAGCGATAACCATGAGCAGCGAGACCACGGCGGATACTGTCCCCTATGCCCGGTTCCGGGAGACCATCGAGAAGCTCCGGGAGGCTGAGGCGCGCATCGCCAACCTCGAGGGCGAGGTCAAGAGCGCCGGCACCGCGGCCCAACGGGCGGCGGCTCTGGAGGCTGAGCTCACGGCGGCCAAGCAGGCGGCTGAGCAGACGGCCACGCGCTTCGACCGCTGGAAGGCGTTGACCTCCACCGGCATCACTCACCCCGACTTGGCCAGCGCCATCGAGGCTGAGTATGAGCGCATCCAGCCCGGGGAGGGCGGCAAGCGCCCTGACCTGGTGGAGCTGGTGAGCGCTTGGAAGTCCAAGCCCGATGAGGCGCCCTTCCTCCTTCGGCCGCACCTCCAGGCCCTTGCCCCGGCGGCAGCCCCGGCGGCTCCCGCGGCTCCCGCCTCGGCCGGCTTTGCTGGCCAGCGCCTACCGGCGGCCCCGGTCCCGGCGGCCGACCGTGGGGCGGTGCAGCAGTCGCCGTCTGCGGGGGCCTCCGGCAAGCTCACGCCCGAACAGTGGAAGGCGACCCGGGCGAAGCTCATGGGCGGTTGACGGCTTTGGGGCCGGGTGGTAGCATTCGGGCAGGCCTCGGGTCGCTCCCCGTAAAACGCGTCGGCCGGTGCAACTTCTGACGCAATAGGGGGCTTCACATGGCCAACGAAATCTACTACTCCGGTCTCGGTGACCTGACCGTCGCCGAAGTCATCCGCAACGAGCTCATGCTCCTTCTCGCCGACCGCGCCGACCTGAGCGCGCACCCGGCCATCATGCAGCTTGGCGACGTCGGCGCTCAGGGCTCCACCGTCGTCAAGATCCCGCTGGCCGGCCTGGACGGCTACGACGTGATGACCTCGGTGAACGAGAACGCCTCCAGCTCCAACGTGGCGCTCACCGATGCCAGCGCCACCGTGACCATCGCCCGGTACGCCCTCCAGCGTGAGATCAGCGGCCTCGCTCAGATCACTTCCAGCGTCGGCCTGCGCAACCTTCTCCGCTTCCTCTCGGACATGGTGGGCGGCTACCGCATGGCGAAGACCGCGGCCATCGCCACGGCGGCCTCGGGCTTCACCTCGGTCAAGGGCACGACCGGCACCGCGATGACCGTGGAGACCTTCCTCTCGGCTCGCTACGCGCTCCAGCAGAGCAACGTGAACGGCCCGCTGGTCTCCATCCTGTACCCCAAGCAGGTGACGGAGCTCCAGGACAGCATCGCCTCCCTGGGCGGCGCTCGTTCGTACAAGGAGCCCACGCAGGACATGATCGACCGCTTCGGTCAGGGCTACCAGGGCTCCTTCGCCGGCGTGGACATCTTCGCCTCCAGCAAGGTCCCCAGCGCCAACGCGGGCGCGGACTCGAAGGGCGCGATGATGGGCTACGGCGCGATCGCGCAGGCCTTCGCCTCCCCGCCCCCGGTCCCCGGCGCTGAGGGCTCCATCGTCGTCGCCGACGGCGGCCAGGTGGCGGTCGAGTTCGAGCGCTCCGCTTCGGCGGACCTGACGACCATCGTGGGCCGCTCGTACTTCGGCACCGCGAAGGTCCAGGACGCGCTCGGCGTGGCCATCCTGTCCCGCCGCTGATCGTCTCGGGGTCGGCTGGGGAGGCCCGGGGCCTCTCCAGCTCGGCCGCCTCCCTGGCCGCCCCCGTTTGCCTTCGCCCCGGTTTTCTGGAGAGACCATGCCCATCATCTCGCAGGGAGCGCCGCCGGCTACCGGCATCCTCCCCACCTCACAGGCCTACGGCGGAAACGCCGGCCTCCCCACGGAACCGTCCAACGAGTTCATGCTCCGGGCGCACCCGTTCTCGTGGAGCATGGATGGGGAGGGCGGCCTCTTCCCGTGCCTTGACCGGCTCTGGAAGACGCCCGGCCTCAACAACGTGGACGAGCACGGGGACACCTCCTTTGCGGAGGCCATGAGCGCCAAGGAAGGCTGGAAGGTCATCCCCTTGGACGCCTGCCTCGCCACGGACACCCCGGACGGCCGCCCCGGCTACCTGCGGGGCTTCCCTTGCCGCCGCGGCGGGACGGTCTGGGTCACCGCCTGGGAGCACCCGGAGGTGCTCGCCGACCGGGTGGTCTGGCACACGGACCATGCCGGCTACCGCGCCTGGCTGGAGGCGCTCATCACCCGGGGGACCATCGCGGCCCCTCACAGCAGCGTGCTCGAAGAGAAGACGCAGGAGCTGGTCTCGCAGCTTCAGCAGGCGCAAGCCCAGGCGGCCTTCTCCCCCCCGGCGGCGGCCCGTGTCGAGGGCATCCGCAAGCAGCTTGACGGCCTAAAGGCCTACGCCTCCGGGGGCGCAACCCCGGTCAAAACCGCCCGCAAGTGATAGGAGGGCCGCATGGCCACGTCTGTTCTCGCCTCCCGTGCCATCGGCCGCAACGAGCTTGAGCTCACCTTCGGCATCCCGCTGACGGACTTCGACGCGGCCGCCCTCAACGAGACCCTTGATCTCGGGACCATCCCGGCCTACGCCATCATCCGTGAGGTCATCCTCGAGAAGATGGTCTCCGCGGCTCACCCGACGGCGACCTCGGTGGCGGTCGAGATTGGCACGTCGGCGGACCCGGACGCCTTCGTGACGAGCACCTCCATCCTCGCGGCCGGTCCTACCCGGACCTGGACCCCGACGGCCGCCGGCCCCTACGCCCCGGTGGCGGACGTGGCGCTCAAGGCCAAGGTGACCGCTGATGCCAACCTCGGCAACGGGACGGCCTCCAGCTTCACGGCCGGCTACATCGCCGTCCGCGTCATCTACCGCGCCCTCCCGCTGCTGACCGCCTGATGTCCTACCTCGCCGCCCGCTTCCAGCTTGTGGACCTCATCGTCCGGGGCGTTGACTCCGCTCTGTCTCTGCGCATCGAGCAGAACGGGGCGGCGGTCACTCCTTCGGCGGTGACGGTCTCTGTCTACCGGCCCGACGGGTCGGCGCTGGTGTCGGCGGCGGTGGTGACCCCGGGGGCCACCTCGAGCTACACGGTGGCGGCCGCCACCACGACCGCGGAGGCCCTTGGGGACGCTTGGCGGGTGGAGTGGACTGCTACCGTGTCGGCGGTCCCCACGGTCTTCCGCAACGAGGCGGCCCTCGTTCGCACGAAGCTCTTCCCGGTCATCACTGACACGGACCTGTACAACATCGCGTCAGGCCTTGACCCCGCCTCCCCCACGGCGCTCACGTCGGAAACGACCTACGCTCAGTGGCGGGATGAGGCCTGGAACCAGATCAACGGGCGCATCATCGGGCAAGGCCAACGCCCCTGGCTGGTGATGTCTCCGGTGGCGGTGCGGGACGCGCACCTCTACCTTACCTTGGCGCTCATCTTCGAGGACCTCGCCACGCGGCTCAACGAGGCCTACGAGATGCGGGCGGCCTCCTACCGTCGGCACTACGAGGCGGCCTGGACGCGGCTCAACTTCCGATACGACGCGGATGAGCAGGGCCAGCTTGTGGACGATGACCGGCGCCGGTCCAGCCGTGGCCCGACGTTCCTCTCCGGGGGGCGGCGCTCATGGCTGTACTGACCCGCACCGCCCTCCGGCAGCGCATTCAGACGGCCGTGGACGCCGTGACCGGCCTCACCGTGTCGGCCTTCGCGCCTGAGCTCTTCGGCTCGGACACGGCGCGGGAGATGGCCGGCCGGTTCTCCGTCGGCCTGGGAGTCTCCGAGCCTGCCCCCCAAGACCGTCAGGTGCGCACCGCGGAAGGCGTCTACTGTCAGACGCCGGTCACCGTGCGCATCGCCCACAAGCTCCGGGCGGACGCTCAGGTGGCCGACCTTGACGCGGCCTCCACCGTGGCGGATGCTGCGATGGTCGGCGTCATGGCGCCCGGCAACCTGGCCAACTGCCAAATCTACTTCGTCCGTGCCTCGCAAGAGCTCACGCCTCAGGCGGAGTTCGTCCTGTCCACGCTGGATTTCCTCGTCTATCACCGCATCCCCACCGTCTAAGGAGGGCCTCCGATGGCCTTTGATACCGTTGTCCGGCATGACACCGATGGCTCCATCACCCTTCTCGACGGCACCGGCACCCCGGTTACCATCGTCGTTCCCTTCACTCAGGGCGACCTGACGATCGACGGTCTCAGCAAGGACCTCCGGGAAGTGGTCGCCTACCAGTCCCGCGGCACCCTGCACTCGATCCGCTACGGGGACAAGACCTTCCCCACGGTCACCTTCACGGCGATGCTCTCCACCGTGATGAGCGCCACGCTGGAGAACGCGGTGGACTTCCTCCGCAAGTCCAACGTGTACAGCCTCAACGTGACGCAGAGCACCAACTCCGCTGAGGTCTTCACCGTCGGCATCAAGCTGACGATCGAGGGCACCAACCACGGCGCCACCAAGGATGACACCATCACCTTGACGAACGTGTCCTGCACCTTCTCCATCGGCGAAGGGCGCCCCAACGTTCTGACCATCAACGGGACCGTCTACGGTTCCGTGACCTACGCCTGATAGCCTCACCTCATGGGTTCTGGAGAGACCATGACGACCATCCGACTCGACAACGGGGAGCACGCCCTCCGGCCGACCTCCCCGGCCTTCGCCTGGGAGCTTGCAGAGCTGGCCGGCAAAAACCCCGCGGCGGCGCAGGGGGCGGCCTTGGGGCTCTGCCTCCCGCCCGGCGTCTGCCCCGTGGCGCCCATCGCCCGTGCTCATGCTCTGCCCTTGGCGCAGTACGGCCGGGAGGTCTTCGACTACTTCCTCGGCCGGAAGCGCCCCTACGCTGAGGTTCGCCTCGCTGCGGCGCAGGCCCTTGAGATGGCGGTCGGGCCGGTTCTTGCCGAAGAGGAGGTCAAGTCGGCCGCGGGTTTCTCAGAGCCCGGGGAGAGTTCGACCGGGTGATACTCCAGGTGTGCCGGGAGTACGGGCACCCTCCGTCATGGTGGGCGTCCCTCTCCCGCGAAGACCAGGTGCTCATCCTGGC